GTCGTGACTTCGGAAAAAAATGGGAGATTCACCCACTTTTGCTATTGGGCCAGGATAATCCTGCCACGGTTCCCCACAATGGCGTTAACTAACAAACAGATCGCGGCGCATTTCGGTTTTACACCGGCCCGAGCTGCGGCGCTTATCCGCCAGGGTATGCCGTTGGATTCCCTGGAGGCCGCAGAATCCTGGCGCCACGCCCGGCTCCTCCGGGGGCAACGCGGCGGCGTGGAGCAACGGGCGGCAATCGTTGTTAACCAGGACGACGTATCGCCCGATCTGGATTTCGAGGATACGGTCGTCCGGCATCGGGAGCTTAAGGAGGCGGCCCGTCAAACCTACATCGTCGCCCGCAACGCCGGGGATACCCAGGCGCCCAAGCTGTATACGACGTACCAATCAATCGTCCAAACCCTGGTTAAGCTGGAACGGGAATCCCTCGCCCGTAAGATTGAATCCAAGGAATTGATTAAAACGGCGGCGGCAATCGAGCGTTTCGGGCGGGTTATCGCCGAGATCAAATCCGATATGCTTTCCTTTGCCAACGCGGTGGCCAACCAGGTTAACCCGGATAACCAGGGTAAGGCGTATAAGGTTATCGACGAAAAGGTTAACGCCCTTTTGGCCAAATGGTCGGGCAGCGCCGAGGCGGTAATCGAGGAAACCCTGGAGGCCCAGGTTAACGGGGATCGGCCCGATTTCGAGAATATGCCCGGAGAGGAGGAGCCGCCGCCTAATGAAAGCTAACGGTTTCGAGAGGGATTTGAGGCATATCCTAACGCCGAACCCGTACCGGCGCCCGGTCGAATTCCTGGAGCATTTCCTTACCCGTATCCCTTATTCGGCCCGCGGTAACGGCGGGGGTTTCTCGATCTCGTCGGCGCCTTGGCTGCGGGAACCCCTGGAAGCAATATTCGACCCGGAGGTCCAGGAGATCGGGGTCCAGGCGGCGGTCCAGCTCGGAAAATCCCTTTTAATTGAGGGGGCGTCCTGCATTATCCCGGTAAACGATCCGGGGCCGACCCTTATCCTTACGGATATCGACCGTAACGCAAAGGATTACCTGGAATCGCGGTTAACAAGGGTATGGAACGTATGCGAACCGACGCGGGCGCAGCTTCCGGCCCAGGTCCCGAAAGAGGGGGTTATTAACTTTGCGGCCAATCCCTGTTGGGTATTGGGGGCCAAAAACGATTCAAACCTCCACGGGCGTTCGATCCGTTACCTATTCGGCGACGAGGTTTGGCGCTGGGATTCCGGGGCGTTGGCCAGAGCCGAGCGCCGCGTATCGGCAAACAAGGCCAGGAGTAAGGTCGTATTCGTTTCCCAGGCCGGGTTAGACGGCGGGGAATGGGCCTTTTGGTATTCGGGTACCGATCAAAGGGTATGGACCTGGATTTGCCCGAGCTGCGGGACGGCGCAGGGGTACGAATGGGAACAGGTTATTTTTCCCAGGGAGGCCAAAAAGGCGACGGGTTGGGACCTTAACGCGGTTAAGAAGGGTACGACGTACCAATGCAAAGGATGCAAGGTCCATTTCCCGGACCGGGTATCCGTCCGAACCGATCTAAACCTTTCCGGGCGGTACGTCGCCCAAAACCCGGACGCCTCCCGACGCGGTTACCATTGGAATTCCCTTTGCGCCCAGGAGCTTGGCCTATCCTGGGGGGAGCTTGCGGTGGAATGCATCGAGGCCAAGCGCCACCATTCCGAGAATGGGGATAACAGTAAACGCCGGGATTTCTTTATGCAGCGCCTGGCCCAAACGTACAAGGAGGAGGCCGACGAAATCCAGATCGGGGCCGCGGAGGGTAAGTATAAGATTGGGGAACCCTGGGACGACGAGGGCGGGTTTGTAATGGGTAAACCAAGGACCGGGAATGAGCTTACCGCGGATATGCGGGCGGCGCCGGATTTCGTCCGTATGCGTTTTATGGGCGTGGATTTCCAGCAATCGGGCTTTTATTGGGTTGTCCGATCCTTTTCCGGCGATGGTCGGTCCCGGTTGGTTGGCTGCGGGTTCGCCCTTACCCTGGCCGACCTGGTGGATATCTCCAAAAAGAATGAGGTCCACCCCGCCAACGTGTTCCTGGATTCGGGTTATAAGCCCGACGACGCCCTTATGGCTTGCGCCGCCCACGGTTGGACGGCGACCCGCGGCGACCAACGTAACGAATTCCCCTGGAAGATTCGTACGCCTATGGGGAATAAGATCGAAATGCGGGCCTATTCTACGCCGGTGGTCGAGGCCGTCGGTCAAAAACGCTGCAAACGATTCTATTTTTCCAACCTCCGTACAAAGGATACCCTTTCAATGCTTATCCGTAAGGGGTTGAATACCTACGCAGTAGACGCCCCGGAGGAATACCTTAAGCAAATGCAATCCGAGCGCCGCGAGGTTAAGACGGGCGGGCGCCCGGTATGGGAACAGATCGACCGACGCCCTAACCATTTTTGGGATTGTGAGGTTATCATTACCCTCCCCGCGATGGCCTGGCGCCTTATCGGCAAGGCGACGCAGCTGGCCGAGGAACCGCAGCCGGAAAACCAGGAGGCCCAGGAGGGTTAAACCGTGGGCATTTGGACCTTGGCCGGATTGACAGATCGGGAAACCTGGGCAAATTTGGGTTGCGCCTCTTACGTTCGGGCTTGTTCGCGGGGGTGGCATCGGTCCTCGTATCGCATAGGGTACGGGGATCGCCCGTTTTTTGACTCCCGCGTTGGCATATGGCACGTCCGACGGGTTGTTTCCTTATTCTTTCCCAGGCCCGAATCGAGGCCCTGGTCGAAAAGGCATACGAAAACCTGGCCTCGGGCCGCGTCCTAATGAGCTATTCCGATTCCGGGACGAGCGTATCGAAAGATTGGCCGATGACGGTCGAGCAGGTCCTTGTGGAGTGTCGATATGCCCTACAAATCAAGGACCCCCAACAATATGGGGGTATCGACCGCGTCCGCGTTTATAACGGCCTTTGGAATTTCCGGGGCCTTTAATTTCGATCTATGGCCCCCCAAAAGAAGGATAACCTAAAGAAAAAGGTCCGCCAGGCGGTCCGCGACGTTAAGGATTTTGCCAAGCGCAAGGGCCTTAAGGCCAAGGCATACGGCGGCGCCGGTGGGGGATCGGGCATTTTCTCGCAATTTGAGGGCGCCAAGTATAGCAATAAGCGCCAATGGGTTAATACGCCCTGGCCCGCCGACCAAAAGCGGGTAATGACCACGTTCGACCGCCAGGAGCTAACGCGGAAAATGCGTTGGTTGGCGGTTAACGCGGGGCTGGTGAGGCAACTTATTGCGGATATGGCCTTATATTCGGTCGGTTCGGGTATCCGATCCCAGGCCGCGACCGGCGATTCCAATATCGACGCCCTATACGATTCGTACTTTTACGAATGGGCCAACAAACCTTGCGAGATCACCGGGCGCTTTAACTTTTGGGAATGCCAGGCCCTTATGAGCCGCCGGGTCGATATCGACGGCGAAATCTTTATCCTTAAGACGTATAGCTCGTCCGGCGCCCCCCTTATCCAGCTTATCGAATCCCACCGCGTTGGCGCCTCCTCAACGGCCCAGGGCCAGGTCGATGGGGTTTGGGACGGTATTATTTTCAATAAATTCGGGGCCGTGGTCGGGTATAATGTAATCCGATCCGACGGAACGGCCCGGAACGTCTCGGCCAATTCGATTCTCCACGTCTACCACCCCGAAAGCTCGTCCGGCGCTCGGGCATATAGCCCGCTGCAACATTCAATCAATAACTTGATTGATATTCTCGAAATCCTTTCCCTGGAAAAGGTTGCGATGAAAGTAGGGGCCGACGTGGTCCGCACGATTACCCGCGAAAACCCGCAATTTGACGGATCGTCCGCGGATTTCGAGGCGTTTGGTATGCGTCCCCAGGATTACCCGAACCAGGTTTACCAAAACCCGGAGGAGGTCGGCGCCTTTATCGGCGGTAAGACGGTCGCCTTGGCCCCCGGCGAGGACCTTAAAATGGTCGAATCTGGCCGCCCAAGCCCGAACACCGTATCGGCCATCGAATATCTCGAAAAGGACAGCTGCGCCGGGTTCCTACCTTGGGCCTTTTCGGGCGATCCCACTAAAAGCGGGGGAGCTGCAACCCGCCTGGTCGTGGCCAAGACGGAACGGACCGTTAACGCCCGCCAGGATATGCTTTGCCACCGCGCCCTTACCCCTATCTACGCCTACGTTATCGGTACCGCGATTGCCAATGGCGATCTCCCGGCGCACGATAATTGGACCAAGGTTAATTGGGTTACGCCTCGTCGTATCTCGGTTGACGCGGGCCGCGAGGCATCGGCCAACCAAAAGGATATCGAAATGGGCCTTAAGACGTTGTCCGACCATTACGCCGAGCTTGGGGCCGATTTCCGCCAGGAGGTCCGGCGCCGAGCTGCCGACGCCAAGCTTATTAACGATACCGCAACCGAATTCGGCGTCCCGCCGTCCTCGATCTTCGCCCCGGCCAATACGCCGTTGGCCGACATTAACCAGGCCGCCGCGAATGGCGGTACCCCCGGCCCTGGTGCAACCGATTTCCAACCCCTTTTCGACGGGGAACCCTCCTAACCAATACTTTTATGCGTAATCTCTCTAACGATATCCGGGCCAATCGCCCCGTCCTTATCCAACCGACCATTGCCAAGGCGTTCCTGGAACGCTGCGCCGACGTCAAGCTCCCCCTGGGTACCAAGGCGTCCGATATGTCGGAAATGCTTGCCGCGATCTTCGGCGCCAAATCGGCGTTGGAGAAATTCCCGCCTTTCGCAATCGTGCCGGTCAAGGGTGTGATCGGTCGTAACCTTTCGGACCTGGAGGCCGCTTGCGGCGCTTGCGATATCGAGGCGGTCGAGGAAATGCTGGAGGACGCGGAACGGGACCCGGCAATTACCACGATCATTTTCGACGTGGATTCCCCTGGCGGCACCGCGGTCGGCGTCCCCGAGCTGGCCAAGCGCATTCGGGAATGCTCCAAAAAGACCATTAGCTTTACCTCCGGGGATTGCTGCTCGGCGGCCTATTGGATTGCTTCCCAGGCGTCGGAATTCTACGCAACCCCGTCGTCCAGCGTGGCCAATGTCGGTTGTTATATCGTGTTTAACGATATGTCCGCGGCCTATGCCCAGGAGGGCGTCGCGGTTGACGTTATCCGATCCGGGCGCCTAAAGGGCGTTGGGCAGCCGGGTACCTCTCTTTCCAAGGAGGGCCGGGATATGCTCCAGGCGGAGGTCCTTGAGATCGCCGACAATTTCAAGGCCGACGTTAAGCTCGTCCGCGAATTCGTCCAGGACGTCGATATGGAGGGCCAGGCGTTTTCGGGTACCAAGGCCGCCGAAAAGGGGTTTGTTACCGCCCTAATCAATGGTTTCGACGAGCTTATGCAAACCCTGGACGCCCAGGTCGCCGCCCAGATCGAGGCCGACGAGGCGAATGACGCCCGCGCCGGTGTCGGCGGCGAGGCCGAGGAATCCGGCGAGGATGAGGGTATGGGCCGTATGGCTGCATTCCGCGCCCTTAAGGGTATCCCTGGCGGTATTGCCGCCTTGATTGCCAAGGCCGAGAAAACCCCGGACGAGGAAAAGGAGGAGGGTACCGAGGCGACGCCCAAGAAGGGCAAGAAAGCCAAGAAAGCTTCCGATCAAAACGACCAGGAGGACGACGACGAGGAAACCCCGACCAGCCCGTACTCCGAGGACGACGACGAGGACGGCGAGGAAATGCCCGAATCCGAGGAGGATAAGGACAAGCCGGAATCCGAGGACGACGAGGAAAAGAAGCCCGACGCGGACGATTCCGAGGAGGACCCCAAGGCCGAGGAGGGCGCCGACGAGGATAAGAAGGACGCCAAATCCGAGGAGGACGACGAGGACGACCAGGAACCCAAGGCCGAGGATGAGGAATCCGACGACGGTAAGGAAAAGGCCGAGGAGGAATCCGACACCGGCGACAAGGCCGTCGAAACCGACGAGGAGCCGGAAAAGAAGGGCGTCCGCAACCGATCCCGCGGCATTTCTTGAGCTATAAGGCCGTTATAACCGATATCGACGGGACGATCCTGGAGAAAGGCGTCCCCGTTTCGGTCGTTATTGAATACGTCCAGGCGCAACAGCTGCCGGTTATCATCCTTACAAACCGTAAGGAATCGGAACGGAATACGACCGAATCCGAATTAAAGGCCATTAACTTTGGATATACCGCCCTGGTAATGAATCCGGGCGACGACCCTGCCCCGGTATTTAAAAAATCGGCGGTTGCCAATATGATCGAGGACGGGACCGAACCGATTGATTTTATAGACGATTCCCCCAGGAACCGGGAGGCCGTTAAAAGCTTGGGCGTAAAGGTTACCGACCCTTCCGAAATCGTGCAAAAAGCAAACAAGGGGGAACAACCTATGTCCCATAAACTTGACTCCCGCGTTGTCTCAATTCCTAACCGTATGACCCTCGAACAGTCCCTTAAGGCCCTCAAGGCCGCATTCGGCGCCAAATCTACCGAGGCCGAATCCGCTGCCAAGGAATTGTCCGCAGCCAAGGCCAAGGTTTCGACCCAGGCCGCCGAAATTTCCGATCTTACGGAAAAGCTGGCCGCGGTTTCCGGCGTTGTCGCCGAAAAGGAATCCCTGGCCGCCAAGGTCGAGGAGCTTACCAAGGCCCTGGCCGCTGCTAACGAGCTTAAGGCCCAGGCCGCCGCCCAAATCGAAACCGTCGGTAAGGTCGCCGCCAAGATTGCCTCGTCGGTCGGCGTTGCCCCCGCGGAAATCTCCCCGGCCGATAACGTCGTCGCCAAGAGTAACGACGAGATTTGGTCCGAATATTGTGCGATCTCCAATCCTTCCGAAAAGGTCGCCTATTACAATAAGCACCGGGCCGCCATTGTGGCGCACCTGGGTATCAAGTAACCCCTTTCCCCCTAATCTAATCCCTAAATAATATGTCCACTAACTCCGTCCTCAACCAGGGCCTGGCCCCGCAGTTTGTCGCCGCCGAAACGCTGCGTACCCTCGTCCCGGTCCTCGCCCCCCTGAACAAGATCGTTACGACCGATTTCTCGGCGTACGTCGCCGAAAAGGGCCAGGTCGTCCATACCCGTTACGCCGATGCCTTCACCGCCTCGACGTATGACCGCGCCACCGGCTTCGTCGCCGAGGACGCCGTTTCTAACGATGTTGCGATCACCCTGTCCGACCATAACTACGTTATGACGTCGTTCACCGATACCGAGGTCGCCACGATCTCCCTCGATATGCTGCGCCGCGTGTTTATCGCCCCGATGGCCAACGCCACGGTTACCAGCATTTTCAACGGTGTGATCGGCCAGACCACCGCCGCCGCTTATCCCGGTACGCCCTTCTATTCTGGTACCAAGGCCAATTTCAACCGCCTCGCCATCGCTGGCGGCGCCACGAATATGACCAAGGCGAACCTTCCGTTTAACGACCGTTCCCTCCTGCTTACGCCGGACGCCTTTGGCCAGCTCCTCCAGGACCCGAGCGTTGCGCAGTACCTCTCGATTGGCGACACGTCCGTTATCCGCGACGGTAAGGTCGGACGCCTCCACGGCGTTGACATTTACGAGGTCAACACCTGGAGCGCCGCCCCTGCTGGCGAACACCTTAACGGTATCGCCTCCTGCCGCGAGGGCCACGTTATCGTTACCCGAGTCCCGGCTGCCCCGACCACCGGCGGCGGCGAACAGCTCACCGTCCAGGACCCGGATTCCGGCTTCGCCTTCTCCCTCCGTAGCTGGTACGATTGGACCAAGGGCCTTTCCAATATCTCGGCCTCCTGGATCATCGGCCAGAGCGTTGGTAACCCCAACGCCGCCCTCCGCGTCGTTATCTCGGACCTCTAATCCTAACGGGTTAGTCCGAAAGCAAGGCCCCCAGCTCGGGGGCCTTTTCTTTTGGGTAGGCCATTAGACCCCTCCCGGCGGCCCGTGGCGGGCCTTTGACTCCCGCGTTGCGGTATGGGCCTATATGATGCCGAATGGGCTGCGGACGCCGCCTCGATCCTTGCGGAAATCCCCAAGGCCGTAACGGTTCGTCGCGGATCGGGCGCCGCAACGGCGTTTAACGTCCTTATGGGGCCGCCGATGGTCCAGCAAAACCTCGAAACCGGCGGTTTCCTTAATTCGACCGCGTTCGATATCAAATTCCTTAAGGCCGACGCCGCCGCCCACCCTGGGGTTATCGTTTACGGCAACCTGGTAACCTATAACGGCCAGGAATTCCGAATCGTCGCCATTAATGATCGCCCGCCCAGCGCCTGGGTAATGGCCCGCGTCGAAAGCAAGGCCGGTCCCGCCTAATGGCCACGACGGCCCGGAAAAACGTCCAGGTAGACGCCTCGGCGCTTATCGGGCATTTGCACGATTTTGCCTTGGTAATGGGCAAGACGATGGGCGAGGTCGTCCGCGACCAGGCGGCCCTCTTTTGCCAGGATATGATTTCCTATTCCCGTCCGTTTTCCGGCAAGACGCCGGGATCGGGCGGTACCAAGGGGGCTAAAGACACCGGGGACAATAATGTAAAACAGTCCATTCGTAAGATTTTCCGCCCCGTCGAGCTTGCGACAAAGGAACAGATCGCGGCGGTCGGCAAGTACGAGGTCTTTAAGCTTTGGACCAAGCGCAACGGCGAAAAGGTCCAGGGTAAGGGTAAGGCCCTCCGTTGGCAGCAATTCCAAGAGAAATTCGGCGGGGGTCCCTCTATGGTTTTCGTCGATTCCGGCGACCTGGCCACGATGGGGCGTATCCATAGGTCCCTGCGTACCGACCACGGCCACGGGTCCCTTTCCAGCACCGCCCGCGGGGCCAAACAACCCTTTGCAATCGTGGCAAAGGATAAAGATATCGAACGATATACCAGGCAGGAGCAAAAGGTTATCGGAACCCTTAAATCGGCCTATTACTTTGCCGGGGTCCGTATCCGCGGTAAGATCAAGGCGCCCGCCTGGGTAAAACAACCTGGCGGCCAAGAAAACACAATCGCCCAGGATAAGACGGCGCAACCGATGAAACCCGAGGTTACCGTCGGAAACCTTATCGGCGGCAAGGCCGGTAATAACAAATTTGTGCAGCTGGCCATTTCCCACCGGGCCTATGCGATGCGGGTTAAAATGGCCGCCGAGCTGAATAAAAACAAAATTCCCCTTTGGGTTGCGACCGCCAGGGGACAAACGACCCAAACCGCCAAATATTTCTAATCTTATGCCTACCCTCTACGGAATCCGTACCATCGCCGAACAATCGGCCCTTGCCTGGTTTACCCAAAACGCCGCCGAGCTTCCCGGCGTCCAAGTCCACGCGGGCCAAACGGACGAAATCCGATCCGTCCCGATTATCATCCTCCACGCCGAAAGCGCCCGCGCCCACCCCGATCTTGGGGCGTACTCCCTGGGTAATTTCGAGATTACCCTTAAAATCTACGTCTATTCGTCCGCGGACGATTCCACCCTCCAGCAGCACCGGGAACGGGTCGAGGCCGTCCAGGGCATTATGCAGGACGCGGACGGCCTTATTGCGGCCTGGACCCAGGGTACCTTATACGCTGCTTGGGTCGTCTCGGACGACGAGGGCGTCGCGGATCGCCGGTACGGCAATATTATCGAATATACGTTGGTTGCGGTATACCCCCCCGCTTGACTCCCGCGTTGTCTCAATAACCGACCGACCTTATGGCCCTCCCTAAAACTTACGGAACGGAACACGTTTTCGGCGTTCTCGATACCTCCGCTTTTATTACGATTCAAACGGATTCCGTTGACCAAAAGCCCGCCCTGGACGTTGAAGTTATGGACGAAACGGGCCGCGTTATTACGGACCGCCTGGACGACCAGCGCCTCGAAACCACGGTTTCCGGCGTCCTTAAGGATACCGCCGCAATCCCCGCCGCGGGAGATCAATTGGATTACGATAGCGTCCTTTATATCATTAAGGATGTAACGAACGACGGGTCGAATAACGCCTTTCGTAAGGTTACCCTTAAGCTGGTTAAGTACCAGGAGATCGCCTAACCCGCGAACCTTTTGCCCGTGGCCTCCCGATGGACACAGGCCGCGACAATCCTGCGCCCGGAAATCCGGGTTTGCGGGGTTCGGCTTTTGCCTTTTTGCCTACGCCACCGCGTGGCCCTGGAGGCAATCGATTCGCCGGTTTTGCTGCCGGACCAACCCCTTACCGCTAAACATATGATCGCCGCGGTCCGTATCCTATCGACGTACGACCTGGAATACGTCCGGCGCCCGCATACCCTCCGCGAATCCTGGTGGATTGGCCGTATGACGTTTAGTAACGCCGTATTGGCCCAAGAGGCCGCCAAGCTTGTGGCGTATATGGAGGCCCAATCCCTTTGGCCTCGTTTCTGGACCAAGGAGGACACCGCAGCCCGATCTGGCGGGGTCCCTTGGCCTTTGGCCGTGGTATCGAATTTAACGCGGAACGGTTGTTCCTTAACCGAGGCGTGGACGATGCCCGAGGCCGAGGCCGTTTGGTTGCACGTTGCCAATACCATCGCCTCCGGCGCCAAGGTCGAGGTCGTAACCGATAAGGAATGGGAAGCAATGGAACGTTATAAGGCCGAAAAGGCCGCCAAGCTTGCCCAAGCAACCCCAGGAGATCGCAAAAACTAACTTATGGCCGACGACGTAAAAGTTAAATTTGGCGGGGATTTTACCGACGTTGCCAAGGGCGCCGGGGACGCCGTAAACAAAGCCGGAACGGCGCTTAACTCCTGGTTTGGGGATTTTAAGAAATCCACGGAGGCAAGTATCCTCTCGTCCCTGGCCCTATCCAATATTTTTTCCAATTTCGTAAAGGGGGCCTCCGAGGCATTACAGTATTTCCGCGAAATGGATTTGTCCCTTAAACGATTCGGGGGATCGGGCGACGCCGAATTCCAGAAGCTGGCCAAATATGGCAAGGAGGTCGGCGTATCTATGGAAACGGTGTCCCGGACGACGAATTACTTTAACAAGGTCCGTACCGAGGCAGCCAAGGGGAACCAAAATTACGTCGCAATTCTTAAGCAATTTGGGTTTACCCAAAAAGAAATCGCCGCCGGTAATATCTCGGCAATCGAGGTCCTCGGTCGCCTGGCCGACGCATATGATAAAACGGGATACGAGGGCCTGGTCGGCGAAAGGGCGATGAATGCCTTTGGTATCCGCGGCAAGGAGCTTACGGCGATCTTTAAGAATGGCCGGGAAGCTATGGAGGAATTTGCCAAATCGACGGCGACAATGTCCAGGGAATCGATCGAAAAGCTGTCCAATACCCAAAAACAAATCGAGCGTTTTAAGAAATCCCTTGAGGTTATTTTTTATCAAAAACCTTTGCAATTCGGAGGATTTGTCCAATCGGCAATCGAGGCCACGTCAATCGTAAGCGGGGCAACAGCCAACGCGGTGTCGGCCGGAGGAACCAAGGAGCAACAGGCAAAAACGGCCTTTAATTATGTTAAATCTGAATTCGGGGACAATATCTCCGGGTTAAAAACCGCTATGGAGGCAGCCGAAACGGAATTTACCGCCTTGGATCGGCGTTTGTTTACGTCGTCGGAGCGCCAAGACGTTGCCCGCGATCTGTTTGATATGTTGAACAAGGAGATTACCCGCCTCCAAACGGCGCCAAAAGAGGAAAAGAAAACGGCCTTGGATATCCCCTTGGTTAAGGAGCTGCTTACGTCGTCGTCCCTCCAGGCAATCGGGGGCGGGGATATCTCCTCGGTCCTCTCCGGCACAATCCAGGCGAATATGCTTACCGCAATGCAGGAAACCGCCGCCAATACCGGCAAGATCGCAGCGGGTACCGATGCGCCAAAGGTAACCCCAAGCAACGTTGCCAAGTAATTTATGCCCAACCCATCCGATACCCGAATCGATTACGGCGCCGATCTAACGATTTCGACGCCCCTCCCGTCCGGCTCAATCAATCTGGACGCATTCGGCCTGGCCCAAGCTCAATTAAGTTTTACCGTCGATTCCGAGGACGCAAACCTTGCGACCGCCTTGGCGTTATTTTCGACGGGGACGCCTTATCCGTACGACGTAAACGTCGAAATGAAATCCTATAAGGTTAACGCTGCGCTTAACAAAGGCGGCGTTGCGACCATTACGGTGGATTATATGGGCGTCCGCGGGTTTTTCGGTTACTCCAAACCCCAGATTACCGGCGTTGCAACGTCCACGGCCCAACCTATTGAGGCCCATCCTAATTTTACCAAGATCACTAAACCCTGGTCTGGTGCCTCAATTTTGGCAGGATATCCACCGGCAAATTTGGCAACGGCCAATAAACCTATTTTCGTCCAGGGGACCGATCCGTATGCGACGTGGACCTTTCGAGGATTCGGCCTTAAGACGGACGGCGAGGTTAATATTAAAGCCGGTATCCGGCAATACCTGGCCCCCTTGGCAACGGTCCGAGGCCAGATTTTCCTCGCCCCGATGAAACAGGATTCTGCGGCGGCCTTTATTAGCGCCGTTGGCCAACGTCTTACAAATCTCGACCTGGATAAGCTTATCGCCCCCGCGTCCCTAATCGGCGCCATTCAGTCCGAGGGCCAGAATTACGCCCTATTGAGCGCGGCAAATTGCGAATGCATCGGCAACCCAGACGACCCCGCAGCCATTAAAGTTACTTACGATATTATGGTCGGCGGCGAAATCGGTTGGGACCCCGATATTTACCCCTTGGCCGACCCCATCCTCTAACAATGCAGGACCAAGGTTTTAACGGTACGGGATCGCGGTTTAACTCTCGTTTCGAGGCCGGGTCCCCAATCTACGCAAAGCAGCTCAACGACCTGGCCGCTGGCGTCCAGGCGGCCCTACCGCAACCCTATTGCGGTACCGGGCCGTCGGTATCCTTCACAGCTGGCGGCGCCGTTATCGCCTCGCAATTCGATACGTCCGACGGGTCTGGTATCGTCCAGCAATTCCAATGCGTCATTTCCTCGGAAACGACCGGCAGCGGGGAATCCGCGGTAACCAAGTATTTCCTTAAGATTGCCAAGGGTAATATTACAACCGTTGCCTCGGGTTTCCCGTTTACCCAAGGTATAAACTCCCCAGGATCGGGTACCGAGCAGCCAGATCAACCGCCCTATTACGTTACCCCGTCCGAACAGGTATGCATTTTCGATGCGGCAATTTCCCCGCTTGAATCCCGGACGTCGGGATCTGACATTAATTCAATCTGGTTTGCCGCCGGTGGAAAATTTGAATTAGACCCCGAGGTCGGCCATTATTACGTTACGGCCTCCTTTTTCGATTATAACGACCTTTTGGATTGGTACGCGGACGAGGCGCTTATCCATACGCACGAACCTTGGGTATCGATTGTACCCAATTCCGGGTCCAGCTATAACTCCATTTTTGCCCGAAATACCCCGCATATTGTTACCGATTACTTGCGGACGGGTAACGCTGCCTTGGGTTGGGCGCCTGGTACCGATGGCATTATGCCGACAAGTATCGGTTATTCGATGAAAGTTATTGCCCGGATTAATTGGGACGCGGAAAAGGAGGTATGGAAGATCGCCCAAGAGCTGATTGGGCCGATTACCTTGGATTACCCCGTTATTTGCAATACCCTATTCCAAGACGGCGGCCCCGCCGCCCCTGGGGTGGTTTATGGGACGTTTTTGACCGATAAGTTTATCGGTACAATCTATAACTTTAATTATTTGGCCAAATTCGCCGATTCTTCGTTTGACGATTCGGATATCCTCGACCCGGCTGTGGTCGAATGGTGGTACGACGTTAAGACGATTTGACCGTTTTAAGGGGGTTTGACTCCCGCGTTGGTCTATGGCCTCCCCGACGGTATCCTGGAAACGTGGCAGCACCTTTGCGGCCTCGGTCGCCTATACCCCGGGCGCAGGGGACCCCCCTACGCTGGACGGTGTGATCGTCGAATGCTCGATTATGGACCATCGGGAAGCTCGGCACCCCCTCCTGGTTACAATCCACCAGGATAAGCTCGGATTCGATATTCGGTACATTGGGGATACCTCGGAATGGGCCGTAGGCACCGCGGCGCTCGATTTCCGATGCCTGGAGGACGGGATCGTATTCTATTCCACGACGGCCCGGTTTACCATCGAACCCCAAATTACCCTTTAAATGGCCACCCTTACGACGACGATTAATTATTCGGAACCCGCCGGGTCGATTATCGCCTCCCTTGGTACCCCTGGTCCAGCCGGTCCTGGCGTACCTCCAGGCGGCAGCGCCAACCAGATTTTGGCCAAGATTGACGGGGTTTCCTATAATACCGAATGGGTAAACCCCCAGGATATCGCCGCGGTTTGGGGACAGATTACCGGCAATATTGCCAATCAGTCCGATCTCCAAAGCGCCTTGGACGCCAAGCTGGACAGCTCGACCGCGGCCTCGACGTATCTACCACTTGCCGGGGGTATCATTACGGGAGATATCCAATCAAACAACGGATCGGGTTATCGGGCTTACGACGGCGCTTTGAATACGTCGGTATTAACCCCGGCGTACCTCCAATTTAATAAAAGCGGGATTCCTGGTGGCGCTTTAACGGTTGAATGGGACGGCATTACATTTGCAACCGGCAAGCAAACGGTCGCCTACCCTGGTACGGTTATTCTCGACGGGTATGCGACCGAATCCTGGGTAAACCTCCAGCTCGGTTCGTACCTTACGATCTCCTCGGCCTCGGCAACGTATTACCCCCTAACCAACCCGGCGGGATATATTACCCTTTCGGCGCTTGCGGGATATGCGACCGAATCCTGGGTTACGGGCCAAGGGTACCTTACCGCGTCGGACGCCGCCGCGACGTATTACCCCCTAACCAATCCCTCCGGCTTTATTGCCGACGCCCCGGCCGATGGTACGACCTACGGACGAAAAGACGGCGCTTGGTCCGCGGTTGTCAGCTCGGTCGCCTGGGGTTCGATCACCGGGGACCTGGCCAATCAGTACGATCTTCAGGGGGCGCTCGACGCCAAATACGATGCAAGTAACCCCGCAGGATTTATTACGTCCGCGGCGCTTGCAGGGTATGCTACGGAATCTTGGGTATCGTCGCAGGGATATCTAACCAGCGGGGACCTTTCTGGATATGCAACCGAATCTTGGGTATCGTCCCAGGATTATCTCCAATCCTCAACCGCAGCGACTACTTATCAAACCCTTGCGGGAATGGTCAATTATGCTGCGTTAGGCGGGGCATCGTTTACGGGATTGGTGCTTACCAAGGCGTCTAATGGGGCCGGTGCCGGTTTTCGGATTCCGATTGGTACGGCCCCAAGCTCCCCGGTATTGGGCGATATTTGGAATTCTGGATCAGCGCTTACGGTTCGTTTTGGGGCATCTACCGAAACAATCGCAAATCAATCTTGGGTAACTTCCCAGGGGTATATTACGTCGTCGGCGCTTACCCCTTACGCCCTTCTTTCGGGGGCGACGTTTACGGGCAAGATTAATGCGGCCGCGTCAAATGCAGGATCGGCGGGCCTAAACCTGGGCGCAGGAACCGCGCCGACCTCACCGCTTCCGGGCGACGTTTGGACCGCGGCCAATACGGATACCCTCCGTTATCGTGCGCCTCTTACCAATCAAACGTTCGACGTTGCCGTCCGAAATGCGACCAATACGTTTAGCTCTCCCAACATAATTGATACGACGGCGACGACCGCCGCCCTCCGCGTTACCCAAAAAGGCACCGGGAACGCAATCGAGATCGAGGACAGCACGACCCCGGACGCAACCAGGTTCGTCGTCGATCAATTCGGCAAGGTCGGTATTGGCGTCGCCCCCGATGCCACGGCGGCCATTAAGATCGACGGCAACGGTATGTCCTTTAACGGGTTGGTCTTTAATCCTACGGCGACCGCTGCCCATACCGGCGGTACGGATACCCTCGACCTCCTGGTTACGATTAACGGTACCGCGTACCGTATCGGCCTACGCCCAGCTTAATATGATTACCGCCCTTATCGCCTTTTCCCTTGGGTTCGCCTCCGGCGTCTACCGCGACGTTATCGCCGAAAAGGCCAAGGCCCTCTTTATCAAGTATTCGGGCAAGTAACCGATGCGCCCCCTCCTGGCCCTCGTTTGCGTTGCGTTGGCCGGTTGCGCCACGCCCAAGAAGGACCCGGAACCGCCCGTCGTCGTCCAGGCCGCCGCGTCCCAAGGCGCCTTGCAAACGGTAGGCGAGAAGATCGACCAATCGGATTCCCGCGTGGCCGCCGCCGTGGCCGTGGTCGTCGAGAATAAGGACAAGCCCGCCGTGGTCGAGGCCGAGGGTAAGCTGGCCCTTTCCTATTTACCCGCCCCGACATCCGGCGATCTGGCATACGCCCGCCAACGTGCCGCCGCCCAAGACGCAAAGGCGTACGCCGACCAAATGGCCTTTGCCAAGGGGTTCCTGGCCAAGATTGATGCCGAATGGGCCGCCGCCGAGGCCCAATCCAAGCGCAACGCCGCCGACCTGGCTGCCGCCTTAACCAAGGTTAATCAGCTGGAGGCCAAGGTCCGTACGGTCCAGCAGGAGGCCGACGAGCGTATCCGTAAGATCGAGGCCGAGGCGTCCCGCAATATCTGGACCCTAACCGCCGCGGGGTTGGCAATCGCCGGGGCCGCCGCATCGGCGTTCCTGGGGTTCCGTACCGGCGGTGTCCTCCTCGTATGCGCCGCCTTTTGCGGGGCCGTCCCTCATATCTACGGGTCCGCTTTTTTCCCTTGGGTTGCGGGGTTTACCCTGGCCGCCGCCGCGGGCCTTGGCCTATGGCGCCTTTACGATTACGTCCGCGATCTTAACGCCGAGAAGGACGGCGACCGTTCCACCGATGGGCCTCCGTCGTCCTAAAGTTATCGTCCGAAAGCTCGGGCGAGAGGGCGCTTGGGGCCAATGTCATTACGACCCGGCCGCCCCGACCGTGGAAATCGACCCCCGCCTCGGGGCCAAACGCCGGTTGGAGGTCCTCGTCCACGAGGCCGTCCATTTGTTTTTCGGTCCCGATCTTCCCGAGGCCAAGGTAGACGCAGCGGGTAAATATATCCGCGACGTCCTTTGGTCGCAAAATTACCGCCAGGTCCTTCTGGAAGCTAACGCCAAACCTCCGCGTATTTCGTGAGCGCCTCGCCTATCAATCCCGACGACGTCCCCCAGGAGGTAAAGGACGGCCTCGTCGCCTCCGTCCTCGGCGGCCTTGCTATGGCCGGACGTTTGCTCCTATCCGAAACGCCGGTATCGGCGGGTTGGGTTACCCGTCGAATCCTCGCCGCGGCGATCACCGCCCTATTCGTCGGATTCTACGCCCAAGATAATATTACGTCGGTCGCCTTACGATATTCCGTTGTCGGCGCATCGGGGTATGCGGCCCCGGAATGTCTCGACGCCCTTTTACGTTTCATCCGCAAGCGGGCCGAGAAAGAGGTCGGCAAGATCGGGGGAAAGACATTGGAGAAAAAACCGAATGCGAAACGAGGAGCAAAAAAGAAACGGTGATCGAAACCTTTTGGTCGTCGTCCTGGTCGTCGTCGCATCGGCGGCGGTCGTCGCGGTAACGACCTCCTGGATTTGCTCGTACGTCCTCGACGGGTTCGCCTCGTCCAATACGATGGTCCTTCTTATAACGGACGCGGGTTTAAAATCGGACGACGTTAAATTGGAACGCCAGCTTACGACGGCGACGATTGCCTTGCGGAATTGTCGGGACCTTGCGATGGCCCTGGCGGTCGGTTGCGGTATAGTCGGGTTGGCTGCGGGTTGGCGTAGATACCGGCGTCGGGCGGTATAGTATATAGAGGAGGCGCAAGATCGGTTGCGGTATCGTCCGCCCGGATTGTGCGTATTTGCTGGGGTTTTCGTATGAAAATACCCCCCTGCATTTATTTTGCAAATTACTCTTGTCATAATGCAAATCACTCCCCATACAAGAGGAGTACCCAATAACTACATATGAACACGCCCAATACCAAGACCACCGTCCCCCGCCTCGCCCTTAAGGGTTTCAAAACCGTCCGCTGGATGTCCGAGGAAACGATCTGCTTCACCGCAACGCTCCTCCTCGACGGCAAGCCGGTCGCCGTCGCCTCTAACGAGGGCCACGGCGGTTCGACGTTCCTCCACTACTCCAATAAGGACGCCGAGGCCGTCGTCGATTCCATCGCCGCGTCCCTTGAACCCGCCGAATACGGTTGGGGTTTCCTCAATCAGTACGGCAAAAAGCTTTCGGCTGCCGACGTGGTCGATATCCTCGTCGAGATCGAGGACAAGAAGAAGGGCCTCGAAAAACTCCTTAAGAAGATGCGCAAGGCGGGCGTCGAATGCCTCGCCTACATTACCAAGGGAGCAAAATCCGGGGAGTATCGGGCGTACCGCAAGGGGGCCGTTAACGACCTCAACCGCCAGAAATATATCGACGCCGTCAAGGCCAAGCCCGATTTCCAGGCGTTCGTCGCCGACCTTACCGACGCCGAAATCCTCGCCCATTTCGCCGCCTAATCCCAACCGATCACAACCCAAACAAACCATCCTATGGACCCGAACCCCAAGACCCCCGCCAACCTGGCGGCCTCTAACCGCCTCGCCCGTCGCCGCGAGGAGCGCCTCCGCAAGGAGGCCCAGGTCGCCGCCCTTCACGCCGCCCGTCTCGCCCGTAACGAGGCGGTCCGAGAGTACCGCAAGGCCAAGGCCAACGGAACCCTCCCTCCGGCCACTCCCCCTAACGAAATCCCCGACGTTGGCGGTTACGATAACAACGGGAACCTCCTCTAATCCTATGGCCCTCCAACCCAAAAAGCTAACCGACCAGGAAATCGCCGAAATCGCCGAGGAGGCGCTTCACGCGGCCTTTTCCCTTATCGCCGAACGCCTCGACCCCGACGCCCGCCACGACCTTGGCGGTTATTACGGGTATCATATGGAAACCTATGTTGATCGAATCCAGGAGGACCTCGATAGGGCCGTCCGATGGGGCCAGGCCCACGTCAACGGCGAAACCCCCGAATCCTAACCCTATGCCCATCGCATTTACCGACGCGGACCTCCGCGATTTCCTCGACGTGGCCCTCGCCCCGTTCCTCCTCCTCGCCTTGGTCTACCTGTTCCGAAAGGCGACCAAGTAATCCGACCGACATATCCGGCGCAGGGGTTGATTTTCATTTGGCCCGCTGCGTCGGTATTGTCCAAATCATATGCCTATACCTATGCGTTACATATCCGTTTGCTCGGGAATGGAGGCGGCGACCGTCGCCTGACACCCCCTGGGTTGGACCCCCATCGCCTTTTCCGAGATCGAACCTTTCCCCTCCGCACTCCTAAAACACAAATACCCAAATATCCCTAATTATGGCGACCTCACAAAATTCGACGAATGGCCCGTTTCAAATGGAGATGTGGACCTCATCGTCGGCGGGACACCCTGCCAAGCTTGGTCCGTCGCCGGTAAGCGGTTGGGCCTCGACGATCCTCGGGGCCGCGTCGCCCTCGCATATGCTGGCCTTATTGAAAAACTCCGACCCAAATGGATTGTTTGGGAAAACGTGCCAGGCGTCTATTCAGCAGGGAAGCCCGGAGGATCCGATTTCGCCGCCTTTGTCGGGACGTTGGTTAAACTCGGGTATCATATCGCCTACCGAACGCTTAACGCTGAATACTTCGGAGTCCCGCAGCGACGCCGTCGATGCATACTTGTCGGATATCTTGGAGATTGGCGACCTGCCGCGGCGGTACTTTTTGAGTCCGAAAGCTTGCGCAGGGATATTGAGAAGGGCCGAAAGAAGGGGCAAGGCGTTGCCAACGGCCCTCAAGGCGGCGTTGGTCCAGGCGTCGAACAATCAAAAGGATTAAACACCGTATGCGCCACCGGCGATACGACCCATTCCCTAACGGCCTCGCATCGGGGTTCCGAGGACGGGACGGGTCGAGGTACGCCGATTGTTTGCGCCACGGGTTCGACGACCCACGCCTTAACCGCCTCGTCGAACAAGGGGGCCACCGAGGATGGGACGGGTCGAGGTACCCCTATCGTTATAGATCGGGCGGCGTTCAACCAGGGGGTTAACGCCCAATACGAACCGCATATCGGCGAATCCGAGACAATGGATACCCTTATTTCCAAAGGCCCCCACGCGGTCGGCGTACCTATGCCAATCCCAATCCAAGACGGTCGAGATATTGAAAAGAAGCAAAACGGCCTTGGGATTGGCCAACCTGGAGATCCGTCTTATACGATTGATACGACCGGGGCGCAAGCTGCCGCAATTCCTTTCCGCAAATCCAAGAGGGCGGCGACCGATAAGGACGACGAAACTTGGGTCGAGGCCGACAAGGCGAATACCCTTAACCTTTTCGATCTCGGCGACACGCGGACGACCCACGCCATCGTCGAACCCGTCGCATTCCAACCTGGAAACCTAATGCGTCGGGCCGGTTCCGATCCATCGACCGAGGTTTTTCCGACGGTCGAATGCGACACCGGCGACCAATCGCCCCACGTTGCGTACCCTATGGCGTTCGACGCCTATAACCAAACGGTTTCCGATACGGCCCAAACAATCAATTCCGCCAGGACGGGGATTCAGCACGTCGGCGGCGTATTAAACCCGGCCCACGCTATGGCCGTCCGACGCCTTACGCCGGAGGAATGCGAGGCCCTCCAAGGGTTCCCCAAGGGATATTCCCGTATCCCGTGGAAAGGCAAACCCGCCGAGGAATGCCCCGACGGCCCGCGTTACAAAGCTTGCGGCAATTCTATGGCCGTCCCCGTTATGCGCTGGGTCGGCGAACGCATCGCCGAGGTTGAGAAACTCCTTTCCGAACAAGCCAAACCCTAATCCTAAACCAATAATCCTATGGGCAAACTCCCTACCATTCACCGCCTCAACGCGGGCGATCATAAGCAAATCAAACTAACCCAACCGATTTGCGATTACCGGGCCAGAAAGATCGAGGCCCTCCTGCCGCAGCTTCTCGCCCTTAACGCCGCTGAAAAGACCCAGGTGGACGCCGCAACCCTCCTCGGCCTTTCGGTAAATACCCTCCGTAATTACCTCCGCGTTACCCGCATCGAATGGCGCAACGTCCGCAAGTATACCGTCAACCGTATCCGATAATCCTCATCCTCCCCAACCATATGCCCGACCCCCTCGCCCATTCGCACGATATGCTTAACCTCGTCCGACCCGCCCCCCTCCCTCGTTTCTGGTGGTTGTTCCCCTGGTTGGTTGTGATCGAGCAGCGCCGGAACCTCCAATACCTGGAAACCCTCGTATCCCTCGACGACCGTATTATCCGACGCCAGGACCGAGAGATT